AGTATTCTTTCAAGCATCTAAAACAGGTGGTGCTCCTTCTATTGTATCTGGTATTGTTCCTAAAGCTGGTGAAGCACAAACAAAACAAGTAATGGGTATTGAAAATACTCAAAGAGCTATTGGTGACTATAAAGATGCTTTAAAAACATGGAGTCCAACAGATGCACTAGACCCTGCTAAACGAGCAGAAATGGGCACATATTACAATACTATGATGTTACAAGCTAAAGAAGCATTTAATCTTGGTGTATTAAATGGTAATGATTATAAGATTCTTACAGATGTAATTGCAGACCCAAATTCTGCTAAAGGTATAGCTTATGCTTCATTTGGTGCATTAGATAAACAAGCAGATGCTTTAAATAAAATCATGGATAAAATGAAAACAGGTATGCAAGGTAAAACAACATCTTCTATTACATCACCTACTAGTAAACCTGCTACAAAATCATCAAAAGACTTAACAGACGAAGAATTGCAAAACTTATATCTTCCCAAAAAACCTCGTTAATAGGAATAAATAATGGCAACGTATCAAGAATTAATGGATGCTGCAAGAAATGCACATAATGCTGGTGATGCAGAAGGTGCTGCAAGACTTGTTCAAATGGCTACTAATGTAAATAAAGAAGTTAAAAAACCTATTGACTTTAGCATACCTACAGAAGAAGCATTACGCACAAGTTCTGTTAAAGAACAGCCTAATGTTCGTTCTTATGGTGAAGAAACAGCTAGGCAATTAGGTCTTACAGGTAGATATTTAACTGAAGGTGCATTAGGTGGTGTAGATGCTGCTGCAAACCTAGTAAGAAAAGGTCTTAATGTTGCATTGCCACAAAATATGCAAATTCAACAAAGGTCATTAGCAGAAAATGTTTCATCTGGTCTTGGATTACCTAAACCAGAAACAAGACTTGAAAGAATGGTTGCTGCACCTAGCGAAGCATTAGTTGGAACTGCAACAGGTGCTGGAATAGCTAAAGCATCACAACCTGTATCTCAAGTTGGCAATATTATTAAAGAAGCATTAACATCTAATATGCCTTCACAAGCTGCATCTTCTGTTGGTGCTGGATTTGGTAGTCAAATTGCACAAGAAGCTGGTGGTGGAATGTGGTCACAATTATTAGGTAGTTTAATTGGTGGTGGTGTTGGAACTATGGCTGTTAAACCTGTAGCTACTACTCCATCTACACAACAATTACAAAATATAAACAAAGATACATTATTACAAAAAGCACAAAAAGAAGGTTATATTGCATTACCTAGTGATGTTGGTGCTGGTAAAGGTGCTAAAGCATTAGAAACAATTTCTGGTAAGTTTAAATCAGAAGAATTAGCTAGTGCTAAAAATCAAAATGTATCTAACAATCTTACTCGTAAATATTTAGGATTACCAGAACAAGCACCTCTTAATGTAGACACATTAGATAGTATTCGTTCTAGTATGTCACCTGCTTATGAAGCAGTAAAGCAAACAGGTATCATTAATCTAGGTGAAAAAAATCCTTTATCTAAATTAGTTGAAGGTGTTCAATTTACAAAAGGTGGTAAAAATGCACTAATGGGTGAAGTAAAACCTAATTATGCTATTGATGCTGCTGACGCTGTAGAACAAATTAAACAATTAAGAGCTACTGGTGATGCCTATTATAAGTCTGGTACTAATATTCAAAAGCCAGACCCAGCACATTTAGCATTAGGTAAACAATATATTGCTGAAGCAAATAAACTTGAAAATATTTTAGAGAATCATGTATCACAAATTGGACAACCAGAATTAATCCAAAATCTTAAAAATGCTAGAAAAGAAATTGCTAAAACATATACAGTTCAAAATGCTTTAATAGGTGAAAATCTTATTGATTATCGTAAGATTGGTAAAATGCTTGATAAAAAACCTATTACAGGTGAATTAGAATTAGCTGCTAAATTTGCTAAAGAGTTTCAAAGAGTAAATAAACCTGTAGCATATCAACCTACAGCATTTACATTGCCAGATGTCTATGGAACTGCTATTGGTGGTGCTTTAGACTTAATAACTGGTGTTCCTTTAGCAACTGCTATTCCTGCTGCAAGGGTAGGTAGTCGTTATCTTATGGAGTCAGCACCGTATCAACAAAGATATGTAAAACCTCAATATCCATCTAATGCTATGAAAGTATTACCATACTCAAGCCTATTAGATATTACTAACCAACAAAAATAGAAAGATTGTAAATGAGTAACGAAATTGACCCAATACAATATGGCAAACTCATTGCCGAAGTGCAAAATTTACAAGATAAAGTAGAAAAGCTAGAAAACAATATTGACTTATTATTAGAACTTGCTAACAAATCTAAAGGTGGCTTCTGGGCTGGTATGACCATAGCTTCATTTTTAGGTGGACTAGCAACATTCTTCATGCACAACCTTTTAGGAAAATAACATGAAAAACTTTCTAATGGCAATAACTTTAGTATTACTATGGTTGTTTCTTTTTGACTATGCAGATGCGAAAGAATTGCCAAAAGAAATGGTTATGAAAACAGAAGTAGGCGAAATGGTGCTTACTACAGAAGAATGTACATTTAAGAAGATGGGATTGCAAGACTATGAGTATGCAGCTTATGCTACAGAAAAAGGCAAAGCTAATCACGAAGGTTGCTGGAAAATGGATACTGTGAATAATATGCAATCTGTTCTTATCTACTTTCCAGAAATAGATGCTACAGGAGTATATAATCCAAAATTATTTGCACCTAGAGCATCACTATGAGTTGCTTTATCACCGAAAATAACATAGCAAATCTATATTCTGCGTTTATAGAGATGCCTATATTTGACGAGTTTAAATTCCCTCCTGCGTCTAAAGTAGATTTTGTAGTAAATAATGACCCAGAAATTTATGGTGAATATGCTCCACCAGAAAATGGTGAGCCACATACCATTACCATTAGCACAGCTAAATGTGGTCATTTAGATACAGTTATAAAAACACTTATGCACGAACTTATCCACATGGCAATCTATATAGAATATCCTAATACAGAACGCTATGTAAAACATGCAGGTCTTTTCAAGAAACTTCAAAAACGAGTAGCCACAAAATATGGTTATGACCCAAAGGAGCTTTAATGTTCAGTTCAATCTTATCTTTAATATTACCAGCTTTAGTACCAGCTTTTAGTGATGGTGTTCGTGGCATCATAGCTAAATTTACAGGCGGTGCTGGTGGACAACCACAAAATGTAGAAGAACGAGTAAAACTTATGGAAGCAGAAGCTGCAAAACTGCAAGCATTAGCTGCACTAGATGGTGTCAATGGTGAACCTTCAAAATGGATTGTAGACCTACGAGCATCATTCAGATATATTATTATTAGTGCCATCATGTTATTTACTGCTGTTGTGGTATTTAACCCAGATGTTGTTGGTGCGTCTGTAGTAGCAGTATTTCTTGACATGACTGGAGCTTGTATGTCTTTTGTTATTGGCGAAAGAATGTACCTGACACTTAAAAAATGATTGTATTAAACATACTAAACTTTATCGGTTTATCTATACTTAAATTACTCGTAGTAGGAATGTTATTCTTGGCTATGGGTATGTCCCTTGTATTCCTAGCTGTTATGGAATATCTCACAAAAGCATTAAATTATCTAAACGATATTTATGAAAATCAAAGTTAAGCGTTACGAATTTAAAGATACATACACAGTAGGTCGTATGTATATAGATGATGTTTATTTCTGCTATACCCTTGAAGATAAGGTTAGAGAAGGAGAAAAAGTAAATGGACAAACAGCTATTCCTAATGGCACTTACTCTGTCATTATTGATGTTTCTACTCGTTTTGGTAAGCAACTTCCCCATGTATTAAGTGTGCCTGGTTTTGAAGGTATCAGGATTCATTCTGGCAATACATCTAAAGACACAGAAGGATGTATCCTGTTAGGACAAACTTACGCTGGTAAAGACTTTATCGGTAACTCTAAATCTGCATTTGATGTATTCTTTAAAAAATTACAAGAAGCAAAAACAGCTACTATTGAAATATGCTAGAGTATCTTATCTGTGATGTGCTCTGTGCATTAGACCATCTTAAATATATTATCTGTATGTTATTGATTTTCATAGTGTATAATAAAGTATCTCAACAATAGGAGAGCTACTTGAAGATATTACTTTTAGATATTGAAACCAGTCCAAATACTGCCCATGTATGGGGTTTATGGCAACAAAATGTAAGCATAAATCAACTTATGGAGTCATCTTACGTTATGTGTTGGGCTGCTAAATGGTTAGATAAAAAAGAAGTAATGTTTGACTCTGTATATGAATCTAAACCTAAAGAAATGATTAAGAAGATTCATGCTCTTATTGATGAGGCAGACGCAATTATTCACTACAATGGAAGTAAGTTTGATATTCCTACTCTTAATAAAGAGTTTTTGTTATATGGTTTACCACCGCCTAGCCCTGTAAAACAAATTGACTTATTACAAACATCTCGTCATAAATTCAAGTTCCCTAGCAATAAATTAGACTATGTAGCACAAGCATTAGGTGTAGGTGCTAAAGTTAAACACATAGGTCATGAGTTATGGATACGTTGCATGAATAAAGATGCAGAAGCATGGGCTATGATGAAGAAATACAATAAGCATGATGTAGTTATTTTAGAACGTGTATACGCAAAAATGCTTGGTTGGATATCTAATCACCCTAATAGAAATGCGCATGACGCAAATTCATGTTGCACAAATTGCGGGTCTAGCAAAATTCATCATAGAGGTTATTCTGTATTAACAAGTGGTAAATATAGACGTATGCAATGTCAAGATTGTGGTACATGGTTTAGAAGTAATAAGAAAGAACAATCCGATAAATCAGAGAAATTTGTAAAGGTTTAAATGTCACTTACTCCTCAACAAGTAGTTAATCACATGGTAGGAAAAACAGTTCTATCATGTGAACTTGACTATGCAGACAATCTTATTATTCTTGAATTAGATGATGGTAGCTATATAGAAATATCTGGAGAAGAACTATCAGTTTATGCAGAAATACCTCAATTAGACGATTGATACCAAGCATTAATAAAGTCTTTTAATCCTTTTACACCATTACCCAACATTATAAGTTTGTTTTGAGTAACTTTATAGAAGTTATTGACTTCTGTTCCTGTATTATCGCTATATCCATTAATGACTATAATAGTAAAGTTATTTTCATCTGCTAATGCTTTTAGCAATATCTTTTGACCTAGTGAAATTTCTTCACCTTCTCGTTTCCACTCACCTACAAGAAACTTACCATTACGTTCAAAAACCATGTCAATGTTAGATGGCATGGCTTTCGGATTATCTAATATTACACTTCGTAAAAAACCAAAATCAGTATGACTAGCATACGAATTACGCATTGCATTAGACACAAAGAACTATGCCTTGACCTGTAGTGCATACTGTTACAGTTCCGTTAGGTGCAAATATAGTGGTTGTTTCAGAAAATGACTTTTCTGTATAAAAGATAGCTAATGCAGCAACAACAATAATAAAGATAAAATGAATTTTATTCATCATCTACTCTACCTAAAATAGCTTCTAACTCTGGAGAATTTTTAGCATCTTCATCACGAGTTGCTTGTAATAACTTATTTTTATACCAGTCAGATTTATCTAAATCTTGTTGTGGATTGTCTTTAAATGGATAACGTAAATCATATTTCAATTTACAACCTTTAAGATAACCAATGTATTCTTCTTTAGTTAAACGACTCTTAATTACATCTATTGCTTCAATACCACCCACTAAATAATGTGGAGGTTTATTAACCATATCTACCATAACTATCCCCTTAAAATAAATAAATCAATTAATTGATAACTACCATAAATAAAAGCAATGATACTTGCTACTATTAAAGCATATATAATAAAATCAATTACTTTTAATATCCTATCCATTTACCATACTCTCTTCCAATAGTTACAGAAATTCTATTTTTAAATCTTCTATTTAATATATCTTGATGAGTTAATTTAGGCAAAACAATATATCCATTAAGTTCTAAATCTTTTAATCTATATTTAGTTGTTGTGCAACCTTTAAGAATATCTTTTATACAACAATTTGGATTGTTATTCATAAAAGAAATAACTTCTTTTGCTTTTTTTTGGTCATCTAATTTTGTATACATAATTCAGTTCTAACATATTTAAGTATTCCATAATTCCAACCACGCATAGTTGTTTCTATAAGCGTATAATCACATAATAATTCATCTATACGTCTACGGTCATGTGCTGAATGAAATTCTATCAGAAATACTTTGGGAAAGTGGATTAAATTTTCTATAATTTCTACTTCTGCACCTTCTGTATCTATCTTCATAATATCACATTCTAATAAATGACTAGATGACATTACTTTAACTAATTCACCTTTTGTATCTTGTTCTTCACCTTGATATAAACTTGCTTCACCACAATTATGAATACCATAATACATTTGACGTTCTTCATCTTTAGCACCAATAGCTATATTTCTAATTGCTATATCAGTTCCTTCAATGTTCTGTCTTAATAATTCATAGTTAGCTTTTATAGGTTCATAGCAATCAATTTTAGCATTATTAAAATATTCATGTGCCCATACTGCAAAACCACCTACATTAGCACCAATGTCAATAATATAAGGGTTATCTATTTTACCTATAGCATATTCACCTTGAAATATATTTCCAACATGAGCAATCATGTTATTAGGGATAATCATACAAGTCTACCACTATATTGATAAGTTCCTGTATGAACTAATTGTGCCCATGCTGCACCCCATACTTTAATATCGTTATTTTTTGCTAGTTTACAAAAATGATAATCTTCTGACAATAGTTTTTTATCTTCATCAATGCTAGTTGCAAAATATTCTACTATTTCATTACCTAAATCAGAATTATCAATAGTATCATTCATATTATGGATATATTTAGGGCACTTGTCTTTTAACTTATTAAACACTTCACGTTTGATTACCATAAATCCTGTGCCACCATGTTTAATCTCAAAAGGTTTATTCAATGGCACTAATTGTTCTTTAGCATCACCAATCATATTAACTACATATTCACCTGTAAAGTATTTAAGTTGATGTTCTGGAACTTTCTTTTCTATAGCATAAGCTACACCACCCCAATTAATCTCTTTTTTAGGATATAAACCACATATAATCTCTACATCTGCTTCAATCATTTTAAATAAATGTGATGGTTGAAACTGAATGTCAGCATCAATAAATACCATGTGAGTGCAATCAGATTTTAAAAAGTCATTAACTAATGTATTGCGACCACGAGTAATAAGACTTTCGTTATAAAGAAATGAAAAGTAAGCGTCATAGTCTTTAGCTATTAGATTGGCTTGTAGACTTAACATTGACTCCATATAAGTACCATAACAAAGACCACCATACATAGGTGTTGCAATAAATAAATTAGGTTTAGTGTCCATTATTAGCTTCCGTTAGTTTTTTAGAATCGTATTTTTTAGTATTAGTTACTTTAATTATATTTTTTGTGTCAGATATAAGTGGAGTTATAGTAACATTATGTAATTTTGATTTAAGGTCTTTAAACCAAGATAGCTCTGTAGGTTGAGATGTCATGAGCCCAGACCATACAAGTTTACCTGTGCTATCAAATTCTTCTACAAGCCATGCTAAAGGTTTCATCAGTAGAATACCATTCTTCCTATTTTAACCATTTTCTTTTTACCAAACCAATGATTTTTTTCTTGCATACTGTCATCATGGAAGTATAAAGCATTACCAACTGGGTTTGCATATTTATGAAACACAACTGCATCAAGTACCAATAGTTTAGTTTGAAGATACATTTTTTCATTAACTGGATAGTGGCTTTCTTCTCTAACAGCAAACTGACCATCAGCGTAAACGACAGAGCATACAGAATAACCCCAGCGACCAGAGTTAAGACGATTGCGAATAACATTAATAACTCCTAACTTTTCTTCTAATGAACGAGTATTGACTTCGTGGTATACAGCCGTTGCATAACACGCCACATCAAGTTCTAAATTGTGAATATCCATATATTACATAGTCCTATTTAATGATTTTACAGTCGTAGTAAAACACACATAAGCGTATAATGCTAACATAAATCTAAAGAAAGGAGTATAGACCATGTGGACAAAACCTACAGCTAGTGAAATGCGTTTTGGATTTGAAGTAACCATGTATGTAATGAATAAATAATGTTTACTGTGTAAATGGGGGTGTTCCTTAAAAAGGAACATCTCCATCTACATCTTCAGTAGCACTTTTAGTTGCACCAGCAGAGTTATTATCTTTTAGCTGAATAGAACCACTAATAAACTTACCATTAGCACCTTCTCTAACCCAACCTGATAAAGTAAATTCAATACCGTCCACGTTGAGTTTTCCACGATAGTCTGGTCGTTTAGGATTATCACCTTTATCATTCTTGTTTAACGTAAACGTGTTTGTGTTGTCATATTGCGCCATATACTACTCCTTTAGTTTAATAATTGTTTGTTCTACTTCATTCAAAAACTTCTCTACCTCAATCTCTAATTCTGATATATAAGTCTGGTCTCTGTCTACTCTTGATATAAATAACTGAAGTTCTGAAGGGAAATTTGGGTTATAGCTCACAAAATCTACCCAACTAGCACCTACACAAGCCATTTGCCATTGTATTTGAGGAATATATTTACTAGGAACAGACTTACTCATCAAGGTGTTTGTATGCGTAGTTTCAATGGGACACTTAATTTCAATGAGCCCAGCATACTTACCTTCAATTTCTGCATGAACTGCACCATCTGGACTAGCACCACTATTCTTAATTACAGGATGGTCAAAGAATCCTACTTCCGTTACAGAAACATCATTCTTTAACTCATAAAGCGTTCTAGCAGCACTTTCTCTTTCAATACCATCTAACATGGCTTGGTTGACAAAACTATCTCCTTTCTTACCTGTTAAGCGTTCTGATACTAATTGGATAAGATAATTTTGGCGAGATGTAGACACACCTGTTTTGGTCTTGGCGATTACATCCGATATTCTGGATGCAGTCACCTTACCAAGTCTTTGTTGAAACCACTCATCTGTGCGTTGTTCTATCATAGAAAGTCCTTGCTAGATACAGCTTTTAATGTTGGTTGTTCTGAATCTGGAATATCCTCACCACTATAAATGTAAAGACCAATGCCATGCAATGCAATAGCTTTTGCTAAACATCTTTGCATAGCAGTATTAACTGCCATAGCATCAGGATTAGGAATAGCTTGATTTCTAAAGTTAAGCACAGGTAATTGTGATGTCATTGACTTACCAAACGCATAGACTGTGCAAAATACCATAAGTGTTTCACCAAATTGTTTAGGTTCACCATAGTGCCATGTAGCAGTTGGGTCTTGCTGCAGAAGTGTATCTACAGCCCAAGCCCATGATAAGTATGATAGACCATTCTTTTTCTCAATGTGGTCAGATACATTGATTTTGCGTAGTTCGTTATAGTTCATCTTTCTCTCCTGTTGTTGTAATTCTTGTTGATGTTGTTGCATCATTACTTGGTCGTAGTGTTGTTGCTGACTCATTCTTTTTTCTCTCCTGTTCATCATATTTATCGTTAAGTTCTTTTAAATCTTTATACACTTCTTGTAATATTGAAGATATATGTTTTAAATCATTCGCCATATTATATATCCCCAAAACACAAAAAGAAACAATAATATCCATTTATTCATATTGCACCTGCCAATTTGCCCATAACCCAAAGGCATAATTCAATATAACAATAAAAAGCTATACAACTTATAATCATACCTTTTATTTTCATTTTGAGTATCCTTGTAATTTTTTAACAATACTTAATTTTGGTTTAGATATAACACGACCACTTACTTCATTACCATAAGCATAAGGCAATAATTGTTGAAGTAAATCTTTTATATCTTTATTATTTCTAATATCAAAACCATCTGCAACCCATGTTGAATCTATTGCAAGTTCTACTATATATTTGATTTTAACCATTTTTCTCTCCTAAAGTTAAATACTACAATAGTCATTTTAATGATATAAATATGACTGTCAAGCATTTTTAGTAAAAAACTAGTAAAAAAGTAGTAAAAAAGTAGTTTACAAGCGTTTTTTAGTGTGTTAGTGTTCTTTTCTATGGAAATCTTACGTTTTATCGTTTTAGACGAATTTGATGGAAAACCCTTGAGAGCTTTCAGTAACAAGGCTTCTGCTCTATGGTTTCTTGAGAATAGACCTAATTGTAAGCTCCATGTGCTAAAAAGAGTCAAAAATGTGATGAATTTTGAACAATATGAAGAATGTCTATTTTAAGGAGAAATATGTATAAAATTAAGAACTGGGAAAAATTTAATCTATATAGAGCTAAAAACCCAAGGTATCAAAAAAAGATGACTTGGTTCAAGTTTTATGGTACAGATTACATAAATAATATAGAGATTCATAAGTTATCTTTTGAACAAAAAGCTGTTTTAGTTGAACTATGGTGTTTAGGGTCTGAAAATGATGGTCTTTTACCTGACCATTTTGAGATAGCTTTTAGACTTCATTATCCTATTGAATTTATTGATAAAATTTTAAAAGAACTATTTACTAGAGGTTGGCTAGAAGAAAACTATGAGCCTGTTAGGATAGAGAAGAAAAGAGAAGAAAGAGAAAAGATATATGTCGTTAAAACGACTGATAGATTTTCTGAATTTTGGGACTTATATCCTTCTACTAGAAAAGTGAATAAAAAAACTTGTTTAGAGAGATGGGCAAATAAAAATCTTGACGCAATAGCAGATGAAATTATAAGCTATGTTAAAAAAATGAAAGATAGTAAATCTTGGAAAGATGGGTTTTCACCAGCACCATTAACGCTGCTAAATCAAGAACGTTGGAATGATGGTGATATTCCTAATGTTCGTAAAGTTTGGGAAGGTGGAATTTAATGAATTTAGGTGATGCTTTAGATAAGCTAACTGTTAATCAGTCTGTAGTTAATGACTATTATCAAAACGAATATAGTAATGCAGAGTTCAAAATTAAATCAACCGACATTTTTACAGATGACGTTGTTAAATACTTTAACGAAGAAATCCATTCTGGAAAATCATTAGGTTGGGTAAAAACAGAAGATAGATTTCGTGTTAGAAATTCAGAGCTAACAATTTTGACAGGAGTATCAGGACATGGCAAATCTATGTGGCTTTCACAAGTTATATTAGCTTTGATGCGACAAGATACAAAATGCTTGATAGCTTCTTTGGAAATGAGGCCTGTATTAACTATTGCTCGTATGATAAATCAGACATTAGGTTCACCAGAGCCAACAGATGATTACATACGCAAGTTCTGTGAACGTGCAAAAGATAAATTGTATGTTTACGACCAGACAGGAACCACTTCTTCAGATGACATGATAGCTACATTGTATTATGGTAAACACATATTAGGAGTAGATGTTTTTGTTATTGACAGTCTTATGAAAATGAGTGATATTAGCGAGGAGTCATTAGAGAAACAAAAATTATTTGCCGATAGACTGGCTGTAACTGCCAGAGACCTGCAGATACAAATTTTTCTTGTTGCTCATACTCGCAAGATGAAAGACGAAACAGAAATACCAGATGCAACAAATATTATGGGGTCTAGTCATATTCGGAACCTCTGCGATAATATTATTTGTGTTTGGAGAAATAGATATAAGGAAAAACTAATTGAGGAAGGTAAAACTTCTGATGATGAACTTAAAATTATTCCTGATGCAAAAGTTTTTGTGCAAAAGAATCGTAATGGACAATGGGAAGGTTCATTTAACTTTTGGTTTAGTCAAAAAACTTTATGTTATAGAGAAACACCATGACAATAAATGATTTTATAAAAGAATGTAAGAAGTTGTTTGGAGATGATATACAATACAAAGCTGTATCTAAAGATGGACAAATTTTTAAAACGAAAGGTTGGAGAGATGATGTTAAGGTGGAATTTGACAAAAGACAATTTAGAGAATTTAATTCACAAATTAAAAGAACTAGATTTTAGCAAACGTTGGAGAGTTACAATAACAGATGCAAAACTTAATCGCAGTTTAGAACAAAATGAAAGACTATGGGAACTATATACTAGTTTAAGTCAGCATTTAGGCATTGAAAAAGACCGTATTCATGAACTCATGGGTTACAAGTTTTTGCGTTATCAAACTGAAATTGCAGGAATGTCAGTAGAACTTATTAAATCAACAACAAAACTTACAACAAGTGAGATGACTGAATATCAACATCAAATTGAGATATGGGGTCAAACTATGGGGTGGGGTTGGGACTATTAACTAGGAGAGAGTTATGAATGATTTATTTGCAATAGAAGAAAAAACAACAGTAATTACTAAAAAAACAAAGTTTGACAAAACAGAACGTAATAATTATATATGCAAAATGTATGATATTAGTTTTGATGAAATTGTTGATGAGTTTATGGTTAACTTTGAAACAGACTTTGATTGGAATATTGGATTAATTGTAGGTCAAAGTGGAACAGGTAAAACAACAATAGCAAAAGAAAAGTTTAAAGATTTTTATTTGTTTAAAGAACATAAATGGGACGAAACAAAATCAATCGTAGATAATTTTGATGTAAGTTTACCAAGTGATAAAATTATTGAGTCACTTACAAAAGTAGGTTTTTCAAGTCCATTAAATTGGTTAAAACCATATCATTTATTATCTAATGGTCAAAAAATGCGTGTAGATTTAGCACGATTACTATTAGAAAAAAATGAAACAGTTATATTTGATGAATTTACTAGCGTTGTAGATAGAGATGTAGCTAAAGTCACTTCATTAGCTGTTAGTAACTTTATTAGAAAAAATAACTATAAGTTTATCGCAGTATCATGTCATAGTGATATAATTGAATGGTTACAACCAGATTGGATATTTGATACTAATGCTAAAAGTTTTAATAGGGGGTTACTTTGGCAAAGACCAAAACTTACATTCCAATTACGAACAGCATCAGTTGATGAATGGAAATCATTTGCTAACTATCACTATTTAACACATGAAATATTAAGAGGTAGTCATTGTTACGCTTTAGACTATAAAGGATTTCCTATAGCATTTGCAGCTGTAACTCATTTTCCACACCCTAAATGTTGTAACTTTAAAAAGATACACAGAATGGTTGTGCTACCAGACTTTCAAGGTATAGGTATTGGTAAACAATTTCTAAATGCTGTATCTGAAATATACTATAAACAAAACTTTAGAGTATTGCTTACTACAGGTGCTTTAAGTTTTATTAATAGTTTAGATAAAGAAAAAGATTGGAAGATGACAAGAAAATTAAGTAAAGTAGGAGAAAGTAAAGGTATTCTTAAAGGTTCAACATCTAAAAATAGAGAAACAGCTAGTTTTGAATACAAAGATTGTCCTACAAGAACTATGAATCAACCTGTAGTAGAGATAAATAATATTCCTAATCATGATTTATTTTAAGAAAATATAATATGAATGTATTATCATTATTTGACGGAATGTCATGTGGACAAATAGCATTAAAGCAATTAGGATTTAAAGTAGATAATTATTTTGCATCTGAAATAGATGAAAAAGCAATAAAAGTTGCTAAACATAATTTTCCAAATACAATACATATTGGTGATGTTACACAAATAAAAGGCAATGAATTACCAAAAATAGATTTACTTATTGGTGGTAGTCCATGTCAAGGTTTTAGTTTTGCTGGTAAAAAATTAAATTTTGATGATAAAAGAAGTGCATTATTTTTTGAGTTTGTTAGATTACTTAAAGAAACTAATCCAAAATATTTTTTACTTGAGAATGTAAAGATGTCTAAACAATGTCAAGATGTTATTAGTGAATATTTAGGAGTAAAACCAATAGAAATAAATTCATCTTTATTATCAGCTCAAAATAGATTAAGATTATATTGGACTAATATACCAAATATTGAACAACCAAAAGATAAAAATATTTCATTTAAAGATATATTAAATCCAATATATGAATTTAAGCCATTAACTAAATGGTTTTTTTCTACATGGGGAACAAAACAAAAAATTAATACATTAAGAACAATAGATGCAAATAAATCTTTTTGTATAACAACTAATAAAAGTCATTCAAAAAACTATTATTTAAATTCAGAAAAAACAATGGCAAGAATGTTAGAAAGAGATGAAGTTGAAAGATTACAAACTTTACCTGAAGGATATACAAATATAGTTTCAAAAACTGAAGCTCATAAAATGATTGGAAATGGTTGGACTGTAGAAGTTATTAAACATATTTTTAGGAACATGAATGAATTATCGCAATCCTAAACTACTTAAACTTGCAGACGGTGCACCATGTATGATGTGTTCTATGCAAGACGGTACAGTTGTCGCTGCACACTCTAATCAACTAAGAGATGGCAAAGGCACAGGTATTAAATCTCATGATTATCGCATAGCATTTTTATGTCATCAATGCCACCACATGATAGATAATGATAAAAGTTTAGATAAGCATGATAGAATGGCAGCATGGGAAGAAGCTCACCGTAAAACTATAGGTTGGTTATTTACTAACAATCATTTAGGAGTAAAATAAATGGGTAAAGGAAGTGCACCAAGACCTTTTACAAACAGAGCAATCTTTGAAAATAATTGGGATAAAATATTTGATAAACAAAAAACAATAGACCCATTACCAAAAGAAACTCCACATAAAATATTAAAACAATCACGCATAGATACTATTGGTCAAAACGGAAACAATGGCGACCATTATGAATATGAGTTGAATAAGTCCACAGGTGAGGTTGAAAAACGCTTTACTGATGGAACATCTAAACCTAATGGAGAACAATTTGGCAACGAGTCCGACTCAACTGAGTCTTAAAAAGTTACGAGATGAAGGATACACAGTTGCTATAGTAGAACATTGGAACGCATTTGCTCGTATTAGACAAGACCTATTTGGTTTTATAGATTTACTAGCATTAAAAGATAAAGAAGTATTAGCAATTCAAACAACCACAGCAACAAATATGTCAGCAAGAGCAAAAAAAATAGGTGACAATGAAAATGTAGATGCAGTTCGTAAAGCAGGTTGGACTATTCACATTCATGGTTGGCACCAAGATGATAAACGTAAATGGCATTGTAAAGTAAAAGATGTATCCTAAATTATCACTAGACCATTTATCATCAGATGACAAAAAGAAATTCTTGAAAGAAAGAATTATGGAAATTATTGGTGGTGACCAAAAAACATCTGTGCAATTAGCAGTAATTATTAGAGTGCATCAATACGAACTTAAATATCCACTTATGGAGTTAGTAGCAGAAGGATTGTTGTATAATGACGTTAGAGGAAGTAAATTATATCTATACTATAAACCTAAACGGCATCCATTAGATGAAATCTTTAATCACAATTTAAACATACCACAAAACAAAATATTAGAAACGCACAAGTATACAGAAAAAAATACTAAACATAATTTAAGACATAATGTAACTGTAGATTCATTTGATGAAAGTGCGTTAGCAAGTGAAGGAGTGAAAATAAGAATATGACACAAGAAGAAATTATTGCTATATACAGAAAAGTATTTCCAACAGGATATGAGTCTGTTACCATAGAACGTATTACTATATTTGCTAGATTGATAGAAGAAAAAGTTAAATCATGATAACTATGGAACGTTTACTATCAATCCTAGATGATTGGAAAGTATACATGAAGTCTACTAATACTAGACTTGGTTATCCATCTAAAAGTCTTGGTATGTCATCTGGTGGTGAATCTACAAAAGATGAGTTTGAGCACATGGTAAATGCTATGGATAAATCTAACGTCAGAACCATAGATGCAATTATACATAGTCTTGATAAAGGACAGCAACAAGCCATATATGCCAAATATCTAGGTACTAAACCTCCATTAGCTTACTCATGGCAATTAGACATGGCAATTGATAATCTATTAATTATTAGCTCTAGGAGAATTAATGCTTAAATTATTACAAGGTGATTGTTTAGAGTTAATGAAAGATTTAGATAATGATAGTATAGATTTAACTGTTACTAGCCCTCCTTATGATAATTTAAGAACATATAATGGATTTACATTTGATTTTGAAAGAATAGCAAAAGAATTATTTAGGATTACAAAACAAGGTGGAGTTTTAGTTTGGGTAGTAGGTGATGCTACAATTAATGGAAGTGAAAGTGGAACATCATTTAAACAAGCATTATATTTTAAAGATATTGGATTTAATTTACATGACACAATGATTTATCAAAAGGGTTCTTTCCCTCCAACATTTCCAAAAACTAAAAGATATCAAAATGCTTTTGAATATATGTTTATATTAAGCAAAGGAACTCCAAAAACATTTAATGGCATACAAAGAGATAAAAGTCCAAATTCAATTTATACAAGAAAAAGCAAATCATCATTTAGAAAAGCAGATGGTAGCTTTACATACAATGAACAAATAAATACTAGCAAAACTACAACCATTGAATTAAATATATGGAAGATTGATTGTGGTTATATGAAATCCACAAAAGATAAAGAAGCATATAAACATTCAGCTATTTTTCCAGAAAAATTAGCTTATAATCATATTATCAGTTGGAGCAATGAAAACGATACAGTTTTTGACCCATTTTTAGGAAGTGGAACAACTGGCAAAATAGCAAAACAATTAAATCGTAATTTTATAGGCATGGAAATATCTAAAGAATATTTAGATATAGCAACTGCTAGAATAAACGCATAATCACTAGACTTAATATACTAATCTGTGATATAATATAGCTTGTTATGGCATACTATTGCCGAAAGAAACGTAATCCCTTCAAAACCCTGCCTATAACTCTCTCCATAGGTGGGGTTTTACTTTTATTATGACATTATCTGTATCAATCTGTGACTGCTGTGGTGAACCATTTGACCGCACAGAATATTCTCTTTGTAACGATTGCAGATACGACAAAACATACATTAAGCTAGATAAAGAATTTACACAGGACAAAGAAGATGGCAGAATCATTCAAGATGAAAGTAAGTGACGATAAAGTAGCAAGTATATTTGCTCTTATGTTGCTTCACGAAGTAACTAATGCACATTTGCTTCATTGGGCAACAAATTCATTTTCAGAGCATGAAGCATTAGGTGAGTTCTATTCTAGTCTTGATGACAAAGCAGATGCTTTTGTAGAAGCATATATGGGTAAATATGGACAACTCAAAATTGAAAACTACCCAGAAGTATATAGCTTACCTAAATCAGATTGTGTAGCACATTTAGAAGAATTATCAGATAATGTTAAAAATGTAAGAGAAAAACTCCCACAAGATTCAGAGTTACAAAACTTGGTAGATGAAATAGCAGACTTAATTGATTCAACTCTTTACAAACTACGTTTCTTAAAATAGGACAAATATGAAAAAATCAACAACAAAAACAGCTAAAATGGCTAAAGTAGGCAAAGTAATGAAAGAATACGGTACAGGTAAATTGCACTCTGGTTCTAAAAAAGGTCCAGTAGTTAAATCACAAAAACAAGCTGTAGCTATTGCTTTATCAGAAGCAGGCATGAGCAAGAAGAAAAAATAATGGCTAAAACTTGCCCATTAGCAACACAAGATATTAAACTTAATCTTAAACATAGGGATTGGGCTTTTAAAAACGTAGGATACGGTCCAGTAAACCCAGATATAGAAGATAAAGTATTTTGGGCTAAACGTGCAGATGAATGGGCAACTACTCCAGAGATTGCTAAACAATCACGCTGTGGTAATTGTTCAGCATTTATACAGACACCAGAAATGATGAATTGTATTTTAAACGGTGTAGCAGGTGATGAACCTGTAAATGAATCATACGCACCAGAAGTTATTGCTAGTGCAGAACTAGGATATTGTGAACTATTTGACTTTAAGTGTGCAGCAGATAGAACTTGCTCTGCATGGTTAGTAGGTGGTCCGATTAAAAAATCACTCACTACAGCACAAAAGAAAATGCTTATGATGGCTAAATTTGAAAACGGTAATAAAGAAAACGACACTAATGAATATACAAATGGAGAATAACAATGAGTAGCATAAGATTTGATGATAATGAAAATTTAGTAGACGCTTATGTACCAAGTACATCACAAGTATTTTCAGTAGGTAATACAACAGCAACTTCAACAGCATTTGGTGCAGGTACAACTTTAGTAAGAGTATCTTGTTCACTTGGTCATTGCCATGTTTCATTTGGTGCAACACCAACAGCATCAATTACAACAAGCATGATGATTCCTACAAACTCTGTAGGTATATTTAAAGTTAATGCAGGTGATAAGATTGCATACATTAAAGATGCAACTGTAGCAGCTTCAACACTTTGCGTAACGGAACTAGCATAACATTTAATAACAAAGGTAATGACCCAGCAATGGAGTTACAAACATGGATAAAGAAGAACAATTAGCAGAAGCTAGAAAGAAAGCAGCTGAAGTAAACAAAGGCAACACTCATTCTAGTAAAATCAATAGGTTAGCATCAGAAACTCTGAAAAGAGTATTGGTGCAAGAAAAAGCTATTAGATTAAGACAAGTTACAGAAGCCCTAGTAGCAAAAGCTGAAGGTGGTGATGTATCTGCTATAAAAGAAATCTTTGACAGAATAGACGGTAAAGTAGTTCAAGAGAACAAAATAACAGGCGACTCTGATGAACCTGTAACAATTAAGATTGTGACTGGCATTGAGTGATGTTATAGATACTGGGTATAGACCTAGAAAGCCACAAAAACTTATTCATCAGATGGTGAAAGATAATAGGTTTACTGTTGTAGTGGCACATAGACGGATGGGTAAGACTGTATCAGCTATCAATCAACTTATACATTCATCACTATTATGTGATAAACCTAACCCACGATTTGCTTATATTGCTGCAACATATACTCAAGCCAAAAGAATTGCTTGGGACTACTTATTACAATATACAAGACCATTAGGTGCTATAGCTAATATTGCAGAGTTAAGAGTAGACTTTATGGGTAGACGTATATCTTTATACGGTGCTGATAACCCAGACTCATTACGAGGTATATATTTAGACGGTGTTGTGATTGACGAGATTGGGGATATTAACCCATCTATATGGAATGAAGTGGTAAGACCTGCTCTAGCTGACCGTAAAGGTTACGCTATGATGATTGGCACACCAAAAGGTAATAACCATTTTAAAGACTTACGAGATAGAGCTGAAAAAGCTAAAGATGATTGGGCTTTACTAGAGTTTAAAGCATCTGAAACTAATTTGATTGACCCACAAGAACTAGCATCTGCTAGAAATGAAATGGGTGATGATAAGTTTCAACAAGAGTTTGAGTGCTCCTTCAATGCAGCAGTAGAAGGTTCATACTACGGTCAAATAATAAACGATTTAGAAGCAAAGAATCAGATTACTACAATCCCTAGAGAAACATTATCTAAAACATATTGTTCATGGGACTTGGGTATGTCTGACTCAACAGCTATTTGGGTAGCTCAAGTTGTAGGTAAAGAAATACGACTTGTAGACTTTTACGAGAATCATAGTCAAGGATTGGATACTTATGTTAGTTGGCTTCGTGATAATGAATGGAGTGATGCAGTTCAACTTCTGCCTCATGACGTGGTAGTTAGAGAGTTAGGCACAGGTAAATCAAGACAAGAAGTTCTTGAAGAAGCAGGACTAGAAATAACAATAGTAAAGAAATTACCAGTAGCAGATGGAATACAAGCTGTAAGACGATTATTACCTCGTTGCTGGTTTGACAAAAATGTAAAGCAAGGATTAGATGCGTTAAGAAACTATAGACGCAACTATGATGAAAAGCGTAATGTGTTCTTTGACTCACCACTACATGATTGGTGCTCTCATGCAGCAGACTCTTTTCGTTATCTTGCAGTAGGGCTAGATGAATCTGGCACAGACTGGGGACAACCCTTAAACGTAAATAAATCTTGGATAGTATAATGGCACAAAACTTCGCAACAAAATCTAAAAAGAACGAATATGTAATGGACGATAATAAACTCAAAGCCATTATTGATTCAGAGATTTGGTCATCACTTGGTTACATTCAATCAGAAACAACAGGTGAAAGACAAAAAGCATTAGAGTATTATCTACGCAGACCTTATGGCAATGAAGTAGAAGGTAAGTCACAGATTGTTACTGGTGAAGTAGCTGAAGCTGTAGACGGTGCATTACCACAACTCATTCGTATCTTTACATCACAAGACAATATTGTAGAGTTCTCACCAATGCACGAAGGTGACCAAGAGTTAGCTGACGGTGCTACTACTTATGTCAATCATGTATTCTATAAAGACAATGATGGTTTTCATATTCTACATAATTGGTTTAAAGACGCATTATTAGAAAAAGTAGGTGTTGTTAAAGTCTATTGGGACGATGAAACAAATATCACTAAAGAGTCATACAAAGGTTTAACAGATGACGAACTTGCACTTATCATGCAAGACCAAGAAGTTGATTTAGTATCTCACGAAGAAGTCATCAACATTGAAAAGATTATTGACCCTATTACAGGTCTTGAAACAGAACATAATACTGTAACGCACAATGTTAAGGTTCGTAAAACAGTTCGTAATGGAACTGTGAGAGTAGAGAATGTTCCTCCAGAGGAGTTCTTAATCTCTAAACGTGCTAGAAATATCCAAGAGTCTGGTTTCTGTGCTCACCGTAAGATGATTACTCGTTCAGAGTTAATCGCTATGGGCTTTGACCCTAAAATCGTAGAAGGTTTAAATACTGCTGACGCATTAGAATATAGTCCAGAAAGAATTGCTCGTTATACTCGTGGTGAACAACCAACTGACATGATGTCACAAGACCACTCTATGCAATTAGTAGAGGTTTATGAGTGCTATATTAAGGTTGATTACAATGATGATGGTGTAGCTGAATTAAGACGCATATTCTACGCATCTAATGAGATTTTAAGTGATGAGGATTGTGATTACATTCCTTTTCACTCTATTTGCCCATTACCAATACCACACAAATTCTTTGGTAACTCATTAGCAGATAGAACTATGGACTTGCAACTTATCAAGTCTACAGTAACAAGACAAATCCTAGACAATCTATACTTAACTAACAATGCTCGTGTATTGGCAGTAGAAGGTCAAGCTAACTATGATGACTTGCTAACATCTACAGCAGGTGGTGTAATTCGTGTTAAATCACCTACAGCAGTAACGCAATTACAAGTATCTAATAGTGCAGCAGGGTCATTTCCAATGCTAGAGTATTTAGACTCTGTTCAAGCTAAACGAACTGGTGTTAGCGACATGAATCAAGGTTTAGACCCTAATGTGCTACAAAACGCTACAGCTACAGCAGTTGCTACTATGTCTAATGCTGCTAACGGTAAGCTAGAACTTATTGCTCGTATCTTTGCAGAAACAGGTGTTAAATCACTATTTCAATCTATATTCAGATTGCTATGCAAATATCAAGTTAATTCAAGAACACTAATGATTAACAAGAAACCAATGGTATTTAATCCTCGTGAGTGGTCAGAACAATATGGCATCAATATCAATGTAGGTTTAGGTACTGGCTCACGTCAAGAGCAATTAGCTACAATGCAAATGATTCTTGGTAAACAAGAACAAATCATTGGTCAATATGGTCTATCTAACCCACTAGTAAACTTAAATCAATACAGAGATACATTAGCTAGATTTATTCACATGGCTGGATTTAAAGATGCTTCTGGTTTCATTAATGACATTACTTCAGAACAAGCTCAACAAATTGCTCAAGCTCAAGCTCAAAATCAACCTGTAGACCCAAGTGTTCAAGCAGCACAAGAGTTTGCTAAAGTAGAAAGAGATAAAGCAGAGTTAAAAGCACAAACAGAAATGGCTAAACTTGAGCTACAAAAACAACAAATGGAATTAGACAATGCTCGTAAGCAATTAGAGCTACAAATGCAAGAGTTTAAGATTCAAGCAGATGCTCAAAATGCAGCAGAGAAATCTAAATCTGATTCAGTTAAATCAATTATGTCATCATTAAAAGATATTAAGGATTTGCAAACTCCTAACTTCTAATGAACACACAAAATATTAAAAACATCTTAAATGATGATGATTTTAAGTCAGTCTTACAAGAATTGATTGATGGTCATATACAAAGAATCATAAACTCTAATGACTCTGATACAGAAATTAGAGAGCAGTCCTATCATAGAATAGCTGCTATAAAAGAATTAATCGGCAGTCTTGAAGCTGTTGCAGCAGGTCAAGCAATAGCAGAGAACCGATTTAAGATATTGTAGAAAATTCTACATTTGGTACACCTCCCATAGAGGTAATATAGGAAAATTAAATGAGTGAAAACACCATGACTCCAGAAGATTCTGGAAGTGGCACGCTTACTGTAAGTCAAGCAGCCAATGCGTTTGAAGGTTTAATGGACACCCCAGCTAACTCTAGCGAGCAACTAGCAGGTGAACAGGAAGCACAAGAACAGGCACAGGAACAAGAAGCAGAGCCACAACAAGAGCAAGAAGAAGTAGTTGAGGATGATGCAGAAGTACAAGAAAATGACAGTCAAGAAGATGAGCCTTCTTATGTGGTGAAAGCCGCAGGTGAAGAAAAAGAAGTACCTCTATCTGAATTGATTAAAGGTTATCAACTTGGTGCTGACTATACGAAAAAAACTACCGAAGTAGCTGAACAACGTAAGCTAGTGGAAGCTGAACGTGTTGCTATTGAGGAAGCAAAGTATGCTCGTGATAATTATGCTCAACGTCTGCAAGCAATAGATAACTTTCTAACTTCGCAGATGCCACAAGAGGACTTAAATTCTCTTAAAGAAAACGACCCTATAGGTTATGCAGTTAAAATTGCTGAACTTTCTGAAAAGAAAGAACAACTCGCAGCTATAAGAGCCGAACAAACCAGAATTGCCCAAGAGCAACAATCTGACTATGCTCGTGCCATGTCTGAAAGAGTTGCACAGGAAGCACAAAAACTAGCACAAGTCCTACCAGAGTTTTCAGACCCAGCCAAAGGCGATAACTTCCGTAAAGAAATTCGTTCTTATGGCAAGACGTTAGGATTTACAGACGAAGAACTTTCATCTGTGATTGACTCTCGTCATGTTGTGACATTACATAAGGCAATGATGTATGACAAACTTCAAAAATCAAAGCCAGCTATCACCAAAAAAGTAAATGAAGCTCCTAGAATGTTAAGAGCAGGTACTTCTGGTGCTAATAAGCAAAGTGATGCACAAAAA